GTATGGTTTAATCATCAGATGCCAGCAAGCACAGAGTTTGATCGTGTTGATAAGGTTGAGAAGTTAGTAGGTTATCTACCCATAGAGGAAGCGGTCCAGCTCTAATGCAGTATGACTATCGTTGCCCTGATTGCAACAACGTATTAACTGTTGAACGTTCTATCCACGAGGAACCTCGTGAGCCATCTTGCTTTGATTGCCACGTAACTATGGTCCGTAAGTGGGATTCACCTGGCGTCACCTTCAAAGGTAAAGGGTTCTATTCCACAGGTGGATAAAAGAAATAACCCCCAGCGGAGGGCAGTCACACTGAGGGTTATTAAACTTAGACTATTGACTATCTAGTATACCTTGGATGATCCACTCTACTACAGGTACTGCAACTGCATTACCTATCTGACGATAGCGTGTTGAATCAGCCGCACCTGCTGTCCAGTCATCAGGAAAACCCTGCAATCTCTCACACTCAATAGGTGTAAGTCTACGTACCGGCATCTGCTCATTGATAACATAAGGCACACGTGCTCCACCTGTTCCCCAGTATGTAGCTACAGTTGGAGAGTACTTGTCATACAATCTTGTATCATCAACACGAGTTGCTTCAAAGATTAAAACAGTAGCTCTTACCTCTGCAGTATTATCAAAGGCGTTCAAGGTAGGACACACTCCTCCTTCAATCCAGGTTTCATAATCTTCATTACTCTGTGCTCTCCGGCTCTTGACGTACCACATTTTCAAATACTTCTTGCAAGGGACTCGGTAATTTCTTGCCGTTCCTGTTGCTTCTGCGAAGCACGCCCTCTGCTGCCTTGATTGTTAAATAGTATTTCTGCTGGACTGGTTGAGTCTGTACCACGTCTGCCAACGATGAAGACACGCTTGCGTCGCTGGGGTACTCCGAAGTGTTGAGCATCAAGCACCCTCCATCCAAGAGAATACCCGATGTCGGCCATCGTCCCGATGACGACTCCAAAATCTGCTCCTTTGTTACTGGATAACAGACCAGGGACGTTTTCGATGATGAAGTATTCTGTTTGCGTTTCTTCCACAAGTCTTGCAATCTCCCAGAATAACCCGCTTCGTTCGCCAGCAAGACCAGCCCTTTTGCCAGCGACTGAGAGGTCTTGGCAGGGAAATCCTCCTGTAATAATTCCTGTGCTTGGTGTAAATCCTGCATTGATTAAATCCTCTCCCTTAACTGTTGTTACATCTGTAAATTGTGTGGCGTCAGGAAACTGACGAGCCAATACTTCGTTGCACTTCTTATCTATCTCAACCGAGGCTACTACCTTTACACCTTGTCGTTGCATAGCCAAGTCAAAGCCACCAACGCCTGCGAATAGACTAACTCCAGTCAGCATCAGTACCAGTTTCGTCTGTCGCTATGTCTGAGAGCGCGGCACGCACTCCCTGAATAGCGGTGTTCAATGTATCGTAGACCGTGAAGGATTTGTAATTCAGGTTCTCGACTACGCTCTCTAAGGAGTTGAGCAATTCCGAAAGCTGTTGATTTGGGGTTGTCTGCGAGGTGGTCAAGCCTGCTCTCACGGGTCCATAAGGTGACAAGACATTTGGTTTCACGTTTGGTGTATCCGAGTGCTCTTGAGTAACTAACGATAAGTGCCTTGTTCTCACGCTTTTCCTCGATTGTTGCGTGTCTTGCGACGATTACGAGATCTTTTGGTAGCTCTACCCTTACGTTTTGGTCCGGAGCGAACACCCATAGTAACGCTAACCCTAGTGTTACTACTAATCCATTTCTTATCCTCGTCTTCATCTCTCTCCCTCTCTTCCACAAGCAGGTCCCTGTATACATTGGGATAAAGGTGAGACAGGCGCACTAGCGCCCGATCTCTTGCTCGTCTGTAGTTTCGATAGTGAACTGCCTGCTTACCGCTTACCTCTTTACTCTCCCTCATTGTTTATCTTGTCCTCCCACACAATAAGTACATAGGCTATCAGCATTACTAGCCCTAATCCTATCCAATAGCTCATAATCTTGCCGTCATTACTAGGTCGGTGATGTCTATTGTTTGGCCTACAAGGTGGGCATCCTCATCATCTGAGTCCCAGGCAGATACCAGTATGCGCTTGGCAGTAGTTGATCTATCAAACCAGCGCATAGTCTCGAAAGGGTCTGCCCCTCCCCACTCTGCGTGTCCGTCCTCTCCCACTATCTCGTATAGAAGTATCAGATCAGACTTCTTTGGATGTATCGTGTACACGTTGCTCATTGCTCTCCTCCTCATCTAAATTAAAGATACGCGATAGCGCACTGTTGGCACGCTCTAGGTTCTTGATAGCCCTTGCTATCTCCTGCTGTTGTATGTCTATCTCAGCCTGTGTTAGGCATAGATCAACCTTTGCTTTTAGATACTCTCTATTCATTGCATTACCTTTCCGTACGCTAGTAGTTCTCCCTCTTTACTGTATTCAGCATCACAATTACCACAATAAACCGCACCACAATTACACTCGTGGTCATCAGTATCCATTGGGTAAATCTGATCGCTCTCACATTGACTGCATTTATTCATTACTCATCCTCCTTTGGACAGTCTGCGTATGGGTTTTCTTGCCCTTCATTATCCTCACATAGGCAGAAGTTAAAGTGTTCCACCTGTGTAGCGTGAGTTAGTTCTGCTATCTCGCTCCAGCTCATTACTTTATCCATTGTTCTCGCCCTCTCCCTCTATCTCTTTGTCGTTGCATACTTGACACCACCTGCGTTGATTTTTCTCAGGATAAAACCAGGTATCGCACATCGGACACCTCATCTCGTCCCACGTATCCATTTTAATCATTACTCGCTACCTCTCCCGTAGGGTTAGAGCTAGACCAAGACACAGTATCTACATCATCGCCCTCTCTCGCTATTTTGTAACCTAGTAACCATTGGTAGGTATCGCAAGAACAGCGCTCTTGTAGATAATCTTGCGCGGTATCGTACTCATTACCGGTTAATAAAACACCAGCCCTCCTCATTAGCTCCTCTAAATCTTGTAAATCACAGCTAATCATTTACTCTCGCCCTCTCCCTCACACTCGCCACAGTAGCAAGCGCCTAGTTCACCGTTATTACACTCTTGTTTAGTGAGTGCCGGCTCCCACTCTGTCATAGTCTCCATTAACTTGCCCTCTCTCTCATTACTTGCGGTAGGTTTAGTAATCGTCTCACTTGCGCGAGTTGATCTAGTCTGCCTTGATAATAGTTACGGTCATTACTCTCCGTACCCGTGCTTAACCTCTCTAATACCCACTCTGCCTCTACATTTAAGAATTGCTCTAACTCTTTCATTTACTTACCCTCTCTCTATCTCATAATTTAATCTCTTGCAACTCTCTCTAAAGCTACGTTTAGCATCTCTCACGCTATAACCGTAGTAAGTAGACGATTCAAGCCATCTCATACCCGATTGATAAACTAAGGCCGATACAATTATCGCGCCACTATGTTGCACTCTCTCTATGGTCATACTCTTGCCCTCTCCCTCTAACTATCTCACTACCTTAGTAAGATAGTACCTTACTCTACCGTATTAGGATAGAATAAGATACTACGCCACTAAATTAGATTACACGCATAGGCATAAGCAAGGCCCGCCACTCTACCTTAGTAGCCGGTAGGTGTACGATTATAGGCTTACGCTCACCGGTAAACTCTACGCGTACCGCGTTACCCTTGCCGGCAATTTTGGCATAGTCTGCAAAATAGGCCGGGTTGAATGAGATCTCATTTAGGCACTCTCTCTCACTCTTGTTTAGTAGATCATTAAAGGTGGCCGGATAGTTAGCACTCATAAGGTTAAGCGTAAGTGAACTACCGCCAACACTTACGGTAAGTAGGTCACCGATACGGTTTAGGCTTACGCGTGCTAGCTTACTACCCTTAACTAAATCTATGACACGCTTTACATCATCTAGTGCAATAAGGCTAGGCGATAGCGTACCCTCTCCCTCTACTTTACCCTCTATCAATCTAAATCTATCGGTAGCACGGGCCATAAGGTAACCGTCTCCCTCTCCCTCTAATTGCACGCTATTAAGCGCGTGTAGTGCGCTTTTACCCTTATCCGCGTGCGTGCTAGCGCCCTCTAATAGCTCTAGCAAGGTTATCCCTTGCACGGTTACGCTATCGGTTAGGATCTTGCTCTCGCTTACTGTCTCCATACTTAGCCCTCTATCTCTATTAGTTATCCGGTTAGGTACCGGCTACCCTCTACCGCTTACGCGGTAGGGGATAGTCACCTACCTAAGGTAAACCTTACTTATAGCACTCACTCATCGAACCGATACAATAGCCCGTCTCTGGTACGTACCATACGTGACCGCTAAGCCAGATTATGCCGGCTAAGGCTAAGCCGATCCCTATGCCTAGCACTAGATGCCCGCGCTTATTTAGATCTCTCACGCGCTCACCTCTAATTCACTCTCAACATCGTCTAAGGCTTGAGAGAATAGGTCACTATAATAGACATACAGATCTAGTTGCATTAAATTGATTATGTTGATCTCTTGCCCTAAGTGCCCTAATTCTGCAGATCCCCGGTTATCGTAATCTCCGGGCATCTCTTGCCACTCTTTAATTATTCTATCGTTATAGACCGGCACATAACCGTCTACATACTCACCGCTTATGTCGCGGATCTCATCGATCTCCATACCGTTAGCGATCTCTTGCTTAATCTCTTTTACCATTTCATCTAGTGTAGTCATCATTGCTTATGCCCCCTTGATCTCATTAACGCACTTATCGCAACAGTTGCCAAAAGGCTCTATTAGTAAACCGTTTACAATTATTTCACCGCACAATTGGCAGTCTCCATACTTACTCATTATTTAACACTCTCATTCCATAGGCAATTAGTGCAAGGTGTATCGGTACTGTTATCACAGTCATCGCAATGAGTATCGCTATCCGCTAATTCTTGTTGAAATTTCTGCCAGGTATCTTGCATAGTCTCTTTCATTTTACTATCTCTCTATCTATCGGATCTATTAGGTAGGTTATCCGATAGGGCTAACTATAAATGACTATCCCCTATAGTGCAAGGCCATTTACTCACTATTATTCCACCGTGTCGCGATCCGCAGCTATGGACATTTAGCCCGATTATGTCTAACTCTAAACCCTTATGCGATTAGGTAGATCCATACCGAT